AAATGCTCTGACTCTGTACCAGAACTATTTTGGGCATGCAGGGCAAAGCGACATTGGAGCCCTGACCTTTATTTCGAACAATTTCAATATTGGAAATGGCACGGACCCAATTTCTGTGCGCGGACTTAATTATGCGTTTGGGTTTGGTACGATAAACGCAAACGTCACAGTAAATGCTCAGATACAGGGGTATGGCTTTCAGCCAAATGCAAACGCTGCGGCCACACTCACGCAGAATGTAACGGCGTTTTATGATTTCTCAACTTTTGCATGTGCGGTACCCGGGTACACGTCTTACGCCGCAAGCCCTACGATAGCATCCATAGCGAACAATTTTAATTACACAGGGATGTCTTTTTTCCCAGCAATTACTACCTTCACGGGAAATGCGGGCTTCACAGGTGTGGCCATATCTGGAACGCTTGGAACTTTTGGTACGGGCGGGTTTCAGGGCGTAAGCATGAACCCCAACATTACTTCTATAAATAATTTCTTAGGTGTTGCGGTAAATCCTAACATTACGACCCTTACAAGCTATGCTCAGATGCTTAGCATAAACCCAACTATTTCGTCTGCGCCAAATGGAAGTTGTACTGGTTTGTTTGTCGATATGACAAATTGCTCAGGCACAGGACACAGAGCTGCAGATTTAGTTGGTGACGTGCAGATCAATGGGTCACTAAGCTTTACTGGCGCACTTTCAATCGGTCAGTTAAATGCGTTTGCTTCTCAAGCTATTGTTAATGGCGGCGGCGTACCGTCAACGGTTCACGGATTAATTTCTAATCCGACAATTGCAGCTTCTACAACTGTAGCACTAGGTGACACGATTGGCGTGAACACGGCGATGCTTTTGTCAGTGGGTGACAACGCGGTTGTTACGACTGCTCTGGTAGGTTTATCGGCGTTAGCATTGCCTGCAGTGGTTACTATGGGGACAGGCTCTAGCGTAGATCAAGTAGCGGGTGCCACATTTGCTTTGAGTCTTGATGGGGCAGCTACGGGTGGAACGATTACGAACCTTGATATGTGCCGAGCGGTCGCAATTCCAAACGGCATAACTACAGTCACGAAATGTACTGGTTACAAGTTCGATCTTCCTTTCGGTGATCCAGGCACTACGACCTGGGGTTTCTACGCAAGTCCTACAAGTCACAACTATTTAGCGGGTGATTTGTTAATTGGTGGAACTGCTGGGAGTGACGACGTAGTTACGAACGCAAGTATTGCTTTAGAAATTAAATCTACGACAAAAGCCTTTATGAACGCTCGTATGACTACGACGGAGCGAAACGCTTTGACTGCGGTAAACGGTATGCAGATTTACAATTCTACTACGGACAAGCTTCAAGTATACGCGGCAGGTTCGTGGGTGGATTTACACTAGGGAGTAAGAAGTGACGTTAGCAGAGGCAAAAGCAATTTTAGAGGCGGTACAAGCTGCACCCCCACTTGCGACGTACACACCACTACAGGTGCAGATGGCAATAATGATTATGGCTGGGGCACATTTGGCCCCTCCTACAGTGTAGAGGTATAGGGTTTGGCGACACCAACTACAAAAACTGAATTACTAAAAACAGCTGAGTTTGAGCTCATCAAGCAATATCAGCAGCTTGATGTTTACGGGCGTCCTTGGAAGCTATACACGGCTTCGTCAAACGCAGTACAGGGCGATCCATGTTTGGTGACTGAGTTTTTGTATGTCGATACGATCACGACAACTCTGAAGGGTAAACTAGATGGGTACACCACGTGGGACGTGGACTTCGTACCAGACTCAAGCTTTACAGTTTCAGTACCGAAACAGATTTCGAAAACACATTTAATTATCGTTAAAGAGAATGAACTTACAAAGCAGTACCAAGAGCTAGACGGGCAGGACCGACCAGTTCGTGTGTTTGAAGCTCCAGTAACTGCTGTAACAGGCTCCCCATGTTTAGTGACTGAGTATATTTACCAGAGTGTATCTTCCACAGTTTTCAAGGGAAAAAAGGAAGCATACTCAACTTGGGATGTGACGTGGGTGCCAGACTCATTATTTACAGTGAGTTTTTAAGGGGTGACGAATGTCGGTGTTTGATAAGCATAGATTTGAAGTTTGGTCCACGGTCCAGCATCCTTTAAAGCATACACTCTCAGATTTTGCTTACGCAAACGACGGATTACCAGGGGTTTCGGATGTAAATTCGGCCCTAAATTGGCTCGTAGCGGTCCTTTACCCGAATGCAAAGCCTGCGGTAGCGACTGTGGGCGACCTTCCACTTCTCGGCAACACGATCAATGACTATCGTGTCGTGCTTGACGACGGGGACGGTAACAATGCGGGCTATCGGTGGGAGCTTCGTGAGGGTGAGGTAGCGGCAAGCTGGCACAAGATCTACGACTTTGATTGGTCAACTGACTCTATATTGGCTGCGTTCCTTGATATTACACAAGACTTGTACGTCTACCAAAAAGGAAAGAGCGACCTAGACGGCTCAGGCAACGTGATCACTGGTCTGTACGCAGGCCAGAAAGTTTATGGTGGAAATCAGGCGAATCAGAATCTTACCTTGGCCGCAAATAGTGGTGATGGCACAGGACCCCACACGGGCTATGTGCAGGTCGATGATAACTTCAGAGCGACTGTTCACAACACTTATGATTTTGGTACCACGGCAATCCGCTTCAAAGACGGGTATTTGCAAGGCATTTTAACGATAAGTACGATGGCACTATCTACCGGTTTGATCACTGATTCGACCGGGCAAGTGAGTTTCGACAATGAAAATCTTCTTACTACTGGTAATTATACTGGGTCTGTGGGCTTTTTTACTTCGTCTGTGGAAGTTGGCCCGTTGGCAGGCAGTGCTCTTATCCTTGCTCCTGGGAGCATTACTGATGAAAGTGGTGCTATTGCCTTTGATAACGAGAATTTGTCCACGACCGGTACTGTCACGGGAGCAGCGGGAAGCGTGTTCGGTGATGTCACACTTGGGACTGGGTCCATCACAAGCGCCTCTGCGGCGATAAATTTTGGTACCAACAACCTACTTACTACCGGAACACTTGGTGCAGGCGATGCGACTGTTACACGACTTGATGCTGATAATATTAGGGCTGATGGCAATGCTATTTCTATTACAAATGTAAACGGCTCGCTCGTATTACAGGCTAATGGAACGGGCGTTGTCGATGTCCAAAATCCTCTGACCACATTAGGTCAGACGGTTACGGGCACATTGTCTGTGACAGGACAATTGAACGCCGACAACATCCGCATTGATGCAAACACTATAAGTGCTACGAACACGAACGGCTACATCACACTCACACCAAACGGTTCAGGTGTGGTGGAAGTAACGTCAAGTATTCTACCAAACACAGATGACGCCTACAATATTGGCTCCGCACTTCTAAGATTTAATGACTTATTCTTGCAGGGCCAAATAAGTGACGGCACTGATGCGATCACAATGGCGACATTGATTTCTTTGAAAGACATCAACGTAGCGGCTACTGCGGGCATGACTCTTTTCTATGATGGAACCAAATGGAACCCATCGCTGCCTGATACAGAGATTACGCACTCTTCTTTGTCAGGTTTGACGACTGGGGACGCAGGTCACACGCAGTTTGCAGTTCTAGCTGGTCGTGCAGGCGGTCAGACTTTACAGGGCGGCACGGCTGCTTCTGAGAATTTAGTTTTAGAATCAACTGCGCATGCCACAAAAGGTCAGATTCAGCTTGCTGATAAAACAGTCCCTGTAACGAACGCAAGCTTCTCGGGCTCTTGGAGTGGTACGGATCTGGGCGATTCAGGCCATTATTTCCGGGATATTTACACAAAAGGTGAGATGCGGGGTCTTCGTTTAGAGAACTTTACGACGGGTACACTTCCAAGTAACTCGGCTCAGAATGTGGGCCGAGTGGTGTGGGCGACTGATGTAAATAAGGTTTACGCAGACAACGGCACAAGTTGGGTAGCTGCAGGTGCTTCGAAGTTTACTTCAGACACTTCGTGGGACGGAATTATCACGACTTTAGATGTGACAGTGAGTTCTACGATCACGGATGCAAGGCTTGCGCTCTGGGGACTACATGATAATGCAAATGACTTTGAAAGAATGTATGTAACAATTAAGGCGATATCAGCAACACAGGTGAGGATACAAACGAATGTACCTTTGCCTGCGGGCTCGTACCGTTTAATAGGAATTGAATAGCGGCGGGTCTACCGTTGAAATAGGGGGATATAAATGGCTTTGATTTACGGGCAGCTGACTAAGGCTGCACTAGAAGTATCTGCGAGTGATTTGAGTGGAACTATCACGGGGCTCATGTCCTGGAATTCCACAAGTGGGCAGATGAAAGTTTCTGACGGCACAAACGTCAGAGCTATTCTCCGAAACGATCTAAAAGCCATCATTGGTAACAATGGAACGGCCAATAACAACATTAGATTTCACAGAGGTGCGAGCCCTGTGCTTCAGTTCGTCCAAGGCGGAGACGCGACTGCTGAGGGAACACTTTCAACAAGTCTTGCTCAGACTTCGGGCCGAGTAGAGAACTATACGGACGCTACACTCCCAGCATTTGGAAATGCAGGTCGCCTAGCATGGGTGACTGATCAGACAACTCTTAAAGTAGACACAGGTTCTGCTTGGGTTCTTGTGGGATCAGGCGGCGGAGCAAGTTCTCTTCGCTGGTACGAGCCGGACGCAATGGGACCTTTGAAGTCAGTTCAATCAAACGGCATAGAAATCTACACGTTCGGTAACTCAGATGATTTATCAATCCTTTGTAAAATCACAGTCCCAGAATCTTACATTGGAGGTTCTCAAGCCTTCTTACGATACGGAAAAGTATTCTCTGCTATCAACACAGGGAACTTCTTGTTCAGAGCTACGAGCTACATCTTTAAAGCCGCGATTGATGCGACAAGTACCCCGACTGGGTACGATTCAACCAACTCTCAGCAAGCGATTGCTGGGACTGCGAATCAGATCGTAGCTATGACGGCTTTAGATTTGACGAACGCTGCAGGCGAAATCAACGGTGTAGCGATTGCGGCTGGAGATACAATTTTAGTAAAGCTTCAAAGGCTTGTTTCAGTTGAGACAAGCGGTGTAGCTGGGGACGTAAACCTAATTATTGACTCATTCAGTGTCGATTTAACGGAGTAACAACTATGACAAAATTATTGGTTCTTTTAGCTCTTCTCACGACGACTGCAGTGGCGGACATGCGCAATCCCCCAAGCTCCACGGAGCGGCAGTATTTATACAACAAAAACAACCTTTCAAACGGTGGATTTGAAGGTGGGAAAACAGGTTGGTCGAGTGCGATCACTCTGACTACCACTTCTGGTCAGGTAGCAGAGGGGACGCAAGCCGGTGCATGGGACCCCTCAGCTTCTGGCACAATCCAGTCTCCGGCTTGGACGACAAAGGCTGCCACAACCACTAATGCTATCGGTAGTTGTAAGATTCTAACAGCTGACTCCGACTACGATCTGCAGGTGTGGGATGGGACAAATGTTGTTGCGGAAGTTGATGTGCCAGCGGGTACCACTTTCACAAATATGGCAGTTAATTTTGTAGCGTCTGGATCTACAACGTATAGAATTCGTTTAGAGGCACAAGGCGACGAGTCAGTAGCCTATATTGACGATTGTTATTTGGGAGAAACATACAACCTTGCCACAGTTTCTCAGAGCTCCATGTATGGAGGTATCAGATATGCGGGTGTAGCAAGTTGTACTTGGAGTGCGACTAATACGGGTGGGTTTGTTGATTTTGCTACTGATAATGACTGTACTGGTCGTGTTTTGAGCGGCAATGCTACAGGTCCTGCGGACAGTGTTGGTACTAGGACTCCGTCAATCACATTTAGCTACTTACCGGCTGGGAACTATCAAGTTGTCGTGACTGGCAATATTCTAATGTCCAACTCTTCAGGCGGATTAGCGTTTCAAGGCGTGCGGTTGAGCGATGGGACTTCAGTGTTCAGCCCTCCTGCAGCGGTTAACCTGCCTACTGGAGACACAACACGCTCCACTGCTCAGAATATAATTTGGAACATCACATACGATACTGCGCAAACAAACAAGACGTTCATTGTTCAGGCGAATGCTTCTGCTTCAGGCGGAGTGGATATTCAGACAACAAACGCGAACCAAGATTTTGAAATCAAGGTTTATCGGTATCCACTTCAAACTGAAACTGCCATAAGGGCCGACAATTCCAACTATGGGTGGACTGCGTACACGCCCACTTTTACGGGTTTTGGTACAGTCTCAGGTACCAGTTGTTACCACTCACGACAGGGCGAAAATTTAAAAGTTAGATGTAAGTTTGTACCTGGAACAACTACTGCCACAGAAGCAAGGGTATCTTTTCCGGGTACGCTAGTGGCAGCTTCTACAATTCCAACTTTGGAATTGGCTGGAACAGCAGTTATCAACGTCACAACAAACGGCTATGCGTCTGTACTGCGCGAACCTTCCGTGAGCTACTTCACATTTGGCCGAGACGGCGGAGGCTCTACAGCTATTACCAAGTTCAATGGTAGTACTTGGGTTGTATCTGGTAACACCACTTCATTTATCGCTGAAGTACCTATTAGCGGTTGGTCAGAGAACCAAAATGCTCCTCAATTAATTAACAGCGTAATCACGCCATACGACGGTGTGTGGAAAACACTAAGCGCAAGCTTTGGCGGTGCGAGTGATGGAACAAGCTGCGGTAGCTCTCCATGTACCGTGTACCGCTCATCTGGAAGTTGGATTTCCTCAATCACACGAGGCGGCACAGGTGACTACACAATTAACTTTGCAGCAGGCACTTTCTCCGCTGCACCGAATTGTTCTTATCAGCCTCAGTTTGGTAACAACTGCGGACGAGTGAACAACGTAACGACAAGCAGTGCTGGAGTCGTAGCGCATGGCTGCTCGACTGGTACAGCGACAGATTCATTCGGCGTCATCACATGTGCGGGGCCTAGATAATGAATTTGACTGAGTATGCTCTTACATTCCTACATCAGCCATACAGGTGGGGTGGATCAAACCCCCTCACCGGGTTTGATTGCAGTGGGCTTGTTATAGAGATACTCAAAAGTATTGGGATCTGCCCGTTCTCTGATGGATCAGCCCAAGCTCTTTACAATCACTTCCGCACTAACGGCACTCAGATGGGTGTGCGTCCAGGTGCTTTATGCTTCTATGGCAAGAACGCCATGAGTATCACGCACGTGGGATTTATGATTAACCAAAATCAAATCTTGGAGGCGGGTGCAGGGGACTCTACAACCGTTTCTCTTGAGAGAGCGGAGAGTCAGGGGGCATGTGTCCGCCTCCGTCCCTACATGACAAGAAAAGATTTGGTAGAAATAATCTCTCCTATTTATCCGAAGTGGGTGATGTTGTGACGATAGATGTTCAATCTATTCTAGCAGGCATCGGCATCGGGGTAAGTCTCTGGGTCATCAAGTCGCAGGCCACGATAAACAAAGAAGTTGTCGTGCTCTCCACAAAATTCGACATGATGAAAGAAGGCCTAAAAAACCTTAATGACCTGAACGAGTATTTCAGAAGAACAAGGACGTTAGAAGAAATAATTAAAAACAGAGAAAAGGGAGTGGATTTATGAGAAATCTAATTCTAGTTTTATGCGCGGTTTTGTTTGCTGATATAGCATTGGCACAAGAAGTTGTAGCAGCTGCGCCCATGATTGACCCGATGTTCATCCCTCCCACATGGCTTCAGGATATGATGCTTGTGATTAAAGGACTCCCTATTGTTGGCCCCTATGTAGTGGAAGCACTGAAGTGGGTGGGAGTCGCGACTGTGATTATATCTGCCATGACTGGCGCGGTACTCACGGTGCTTAAGGCACTACAAGGGGCGCTACATTTAGCGAAGCTTGATGCGATGGCTGAGAAGGTCAAGGCGTTTCAAGATTCTAAATTTATCTTTTGGCTTAAATACTTCTCTAACTTCAACGCTCAGAAAAGCGCGAAGTGAAGGATTTGATAGATAGGCTCTTCCAGCTTATCGAAAAGTACCTTCCCAGTATACTTCTCGCATTTGGGCTAGGGTACAAGCAGGGAGCCAAAGAGAAAGAGCGACTTGAGAAGCAGATGTTAGATCTGCAGGTAGCTCTCGAGAAGGAAAAGAACAGGAGAGCGATTGAAGCAGCTAATAAGGGTTTTGATGATCGTAGTGTTATTCGTGCCGCTATCGACAAGGGCCGAGATCTACTACGACGCAAGCCGTGAAACTTGCTACAAGGACGAGGAGATGAAGGCTCTTCGTGCGACGCTGAACGATTGTGACATAAAGGACTTAGATCTACACACCACAGAAGTGGCTCTTAAAAAGTGTCAATCAAAGGGTGGATATTGTGGATTTCAGTGGGAGACTTTTATAGCGGGTACTGTGTCCGGGATAGTTTTAACTGCGATATTAACCAATATCGTTAAAGGGGGAAGGTAAATGCTTACACTTACCTATGGGTATAAGAAGCCACAAACGAACGACAAGGGGCCGGTTGTATTCCCTGCACTAGAGGGAAACATTCAGCAGCTAAACGACCACGATCATGACGGAGCAAATTCTGCGAAGCTCACGGCAGCGTCGATTGAAGCTGAGCCGCAGACAATTCTTGCAGCCAACTGGGTCGCCATAGCTGACGGTCAGTACAGGCAGCTTGTGACCACACTTGCCGGATACAACTACGACACGGTAACGATTAGCTTTAGAAACCCCAACGGGGATTACATTTACCCAACCGTGGAGCGTGTGACGGCGTTTTCGTTTTATGTCTATACAAACGATAATACGATTCCATACACTGCGATCTACGGGGGCTAAGTGATTGCAACACAACCACTAGACATCGCAGATTTCTCGGGTGGGATAACGGATCATATCTACCGTCCCAATCCGACAAAAGCGCAGGTGCTTGATAACTTTGTCATCCAAAGTAACAGGTCGATCATTACACGGCCTGGATCTTTGATCGACAACACGGTAGCAAACGGCACGCACCCAGCTGGAAATCAACGAATCGGCACACTTATAAACTACGACAGTTCAGACAAACTCTTCGTCCAGAGTGCTAAGAAACTATACTACCGAAATCCTGTTAACTATTCTACGCTCCAGGGGCCAACTGGAAATGACATATTTTCTGCAGGTACTACGGCAAGTATTGTCAGCTATGCTGAGTGGAATAAGCAGATTTTTATTACATCTGATTCTTACCCTCGGCCCATGAAGTTTTATAAAGACAATTCAAACAACTACCAATTGCGCTCTAGCGGTTTACCGGCGTTAGCTTCTTCGCCGACCGTGACTGCGGGAGCCGCTGGAGCGCGTAATTATATTTACGCCTTCCACTACTCCTACACCTACACAGTTGGTTCGGATGCTTTGGTTTACAAAGACGCTGGAGCCATCACGCAAGTGGAGCTCACTCTGTCCGGAGACCCGTCGGTAAACCCTAACCTAATTACCGTTATTCCAGTGATCACAAACGGTGCGACCGAAAATTTCGATGTGACTAACATAAAAGTAGAAATCTACCGAACAGTAGATGCGGGCGACGTGTTCTATTATGTCGGGGAGGTTACAAACGGAACTGTTTCGTTTAATGATAACGTCTCTGATACAGCTCTTCAGAATAACACGCTAATATATAACTCTGACGGGAGCGTTGATAACGACGCCCCACCACTCGCCAAATTCATCCACATCGTAAATAACGTGGGTCTTTATGCTTACCTAAGCGAAGGTGGACAGAACAATCCGTTTGCCTTAAGGCAGAGCGTACCAGGTGATCCGGACTCCGTACCCATAGATTTTAACGCCAAAACAGAGGATGAAATCACAGGGCTTAATTCTGTGAAATCAGTGCCCATCGTTCTTTGTAAGAAAAAGATCTATAGAATAGAGGGCGTGTACGATCAGTTCGGACGAGGGGGCATGCAGCTGCTTCGTCTTTCTGATACTGCAGGGTGTGTTTCAAATCAGTCGTGTGTGCAGGCCGAGGACGGGCTTTTCTGGGCTGGGAACGACGGATTTTATTTCACGGACGGGTATATTGTAAAGAAAATCAGTGATGATAATAACGATAATTACCGCACTATGCTTTCTCAGTGTGCGGACACGAAAAGAATAGTCGGGAAGTTTGACGAACAGAACAGACGTATTATATGGGCGCTTCAGAGTGATAGTTCATCGCTTGATAATGATTCATGCTGGGTGCTTGATCTAAGGTGGGGGGTTCGTGATGACTCAACCTTCACGACATGGAATGCCGTGGCCTTGTCTGATTCATTCGCTCCGTCTGCGATTGTATTCTTCAACAAACAACTCTACCGCGCTGACAAGCGTGGGTTTGTGTTCGTTCACAGCACGGATACTTACAACGATCCGAAAGTAGACACTCTTTCGCCTGCTACAGACTGGGCACTTGATGTGATCAAGTGGCAGTTTAAGTCTATAGCGTTTAATGGGGGGTCAAACTTCCAGCGAAAGATCGCAACACGCATCATGATCGCAGGTAAGAACGTCACAAACGTGAGTATCCAGATCAATGCGATAAACGACGACGGCAAGATCTTCCGCGCACTTAAAGAGATTCGCTGGAGAAAGAACTTTATCTGGGGTGACCCAGAGTTTTCTTGGGGCGATGTTTCATGTGTATGGAATGCCGAAGGTTTGATTGAGCAGTGGAGACGTTTCCCGGCTCGTGGACTTAGGTGGAGTTACCTCCAGATCCAGGTCCAGAACGCCTACACGATCATAACTAATTCTGACACACTAGGTACTGCGACATTTGGAGCCGTACCAAACACGGCCCTTTTAGACGATGCGGTTACGACTGACTGGCCAGAGGCTTCGGTCGGGTACGACATGACCACAGAGGCTGACGGGTATGCTCGTCCTTTTGAGGTCATAGCACGCACACCGGACACACTGACTTTGCTTGATCCCTTGAACGTGCTTCCGGGTGGGAGTCTTAGGTGGGAGCTTAAAGGTTATCCAAAGAGTGAGGTGTTCAACATGCTTGGACTGACTCTTCACTGGGCCTCTTTGAGTAAATCACAAAGCACCTATGAGTCCGGAGATTCAGGGGGTAACGAGTGAGTAGGCCACTAATACCTGAATTAATCGTAAAGAACGTAGAGGACCGCTGGAATAGGGAGAATTTCGTAAGAATACAGGCCTTTTTCAGCACTTTTCCGCTGTTTCGTGGGGACTGGAAATTCTTTGATTTGTCCTTCCCTGCAGCGGTCGTGGAGAAAGAGATTCAGCACGGCCTGGATTTTGTTCCGACCGATATCCTGCAAACTAGACTTATAGGTCCTGGGGTTTTGACTTGGAATTATGAGCTATTTGACCGAACAAAGCTTGTAGTGACGACAACTGGCGCTTGCACGGTTCGCGCTTTTATCGGAGCCTATAGGGAGAACAATGGATTATAAACAGTTTTCAGACATCAAGGCCAAAATTGAAATGGAGCTCGATCTTGAGACCGAGGACTTCATTCAACCTAACGAGTTTATAGGCTACGTGAACGACGCCGTTGCTCAAGCAGAGCAGCAAATCCACAAGCTAGGCCTTGAGGACGAATACTTTTTAACTAAAACTAAAGTAAGTCTCGTTCAAGGCCAAGCAGACTACGAGCTCCCCGCAAACATCTACTCCAATAAACTAAAGCGCATCATCTACCAAAATGGAAGCACCGTGTACGATGTTGCGCGGTTCCGGTCTAAGGACCGATTTATTGAAAAAGCTTTGCGCGATATGTACCAAGGCTCAACCCAGTACTATAAGTACGAGCTAAGAAACGACGGTCCTGGGTCCTCGACACAAAAGCCCGTATTTGAGCTCTCTCCTACGGCCCAAGAAAATCTCACCGACGCGCTTACAATTTGGTACTACCGGGCTGCGAACAAGTGGGAATTAACGGACACCAATGGGGACGCATATTGCGATCTGCCAGAGAGTGCGGTCCAGTTTGTTTTGGCGTACACTCGCTTCCGCTGTTACGACAAAGAGGGGCACCCAAACACACCTGAGGCAAAAGACATGATGATGACTGCTCGTCAGGACATGATCGACGTACTAACAAACATGGTGCCCGATGAAGAGAGCTCAATTGATAGAGACGTAAGTTTATACGAGGACTTCTCTTAAAGGAGATATATTTTGGCTGAAGTTTCAACAAAACCAGTCGCTGAAAAGCCTAAGAACCCATTTGCCCAGAGGTCTTTTGACATAATTCGCAAAAACGCAATTATGGAAGAAAACGAGCTTCTGCAAAGACGACAAGCTGTAGAAGCTCGTATGTCCGCTCTTCCGCAGACACAGCTAGGAAACTATAACACTGGCGGAATGGTAGAAAACCCAGAGAGAAGAGCATTACAAGAAAGCCTTGCCAGCATTGACGCAGCAGTCGCTAGAGCAAGACAAAAACAGGCTGGACAAAATCCAGACGGCTCGGCCATCGCCCCTGAATGGGTTTCTTTAGTTGATGACCAGTCCGGACAACTTCTTGATCAGTACAAACTAGCAGAGCTTGATCCCACACAGTGGGAAGCCTACCAGATGATCCGAAAGGACAACTTGCGTGGTGCAGGCACCCCAAGTGCTTGGGCCAATATTCAGATGCAGAAGCAAGCAGCTGAGGAAGCAAGTGCCAAGGACGCAGCTGCAAAACAAGCTATGTCTGGAAACGCGCAAGCGATGGCTCAACTCCAGATGCGTGGTGGGATGGGGAGTGGAGCTAGCACTTCTTTGGCGAAAGATATGCAGCGCCAACTTCTTGCTCAGCGACAAGGTGTGAACAAGCAAGGAATG